CTGATTGATTACTAATATAATCGTCAACAAAAGTCCCAACTTGGTATTTACTTGCTTGTGCTTCAAACTCCCCTAACGAGTCAAACCCAATTTCTTTCAGGTTAAGTTTGAGATTTTCTAATAGTGATATATGGTCTTCTGATATACCTTTATACCAGCCTCCAGCGTGTAAGGCAGTATGAGTCTCACGGTAGGCATCAACAGCTTTTCTGCCACTTAATACCTTTGCTTCTCCTGCTGGGTCAATAGTTATAGGCTCTTTATCGAGCATATTGATTCCTCTGTATTATTGCTTTCATTAGCTACTCCTTAAACAATCAGGGGATACGCCCTGCATATCCCCTGATGTTATTCGTGTCATTACTTCCTATCACACAACTGCTAAATTAACACAAGGTGATATATCAGTCTTCAGTGATATCGATGTCACCAATTGCAAACTTGGCAGTATCACCACTGTCTATAGTCTTAGGTGTAGTGATAGCACCCCAATACAGTAAGTTACCATCTGTTATAGCATCGAACAGACCGAAATGAGTTACCTCACCCCAGCTTGCTGTTGCTTCAACAAAGGCAATCTCAGCTCCATTGGCTATAGCTCCTGATGCGGCATCTGCCCAATTAGCTGGGTCTGTCGTCTTCCGTGCATAGCTTCCACCACTGACCTCTGTACCACCAGCCGAACCAGTGGCTGCATCTGAAGGTGCAGCAGTATACAGCCCTACAAAGATGTGTGTAGGCGGGGTATATACACCCTTTCCGAATATGTGGTCAAGTATCTCAACTTCCAAATGGTCTGACTTGCTTCCCATTGTCTGTTACCTCCTTAAACGTATTTAATCCTGACTTTCATGCTACCCATTGACTGCTATAATTCCCTCCTTAATTTCTAGGATATTCCTTAAATACCCTGGGTGCACTCATTTTACTCAATGCTACTCTAAACTCTGCTAGTTTATTGTTAGCCCAATTTATATAAGGCGCCATAGCTCTGACATTCTGCAACCTCAATGATGCTTCGCTGGCATAGCCTCTTGACTTCGATAGACTAGCTTGTGCTATGGATAATTCCCTCGTTGCCAGGCTCATGTAATCCCTGCCTACTGCATCATGTGACAGGTATCCTCTGGCCTGATTGAGATATGCCGTAGCATTTTGAAGTTCTTTGGAAGCATAGTTTCCATAGTGTGATACTTCCCTATCAGTTGATAAGTAACCTCTGGCTTGATTGAGATAGCCAGCAGCAGTTTGTAATTCTCTTGAGGCCAATGCAGCATCTTCCTGAGAGAAAGTTTCCTCTGCTAAAAAGCCTCGTGCTTCTGCTATATAAGCATTGGCATTTTGAAGTTCTCTAGCTGCGTATGTACCATAGAGTTGAGCTGGAGAAGTCTGCAGCAATCTAATCGCTTCTGACATATATGCGTTTGCTGATTGTATCTCTGTGGCTGCTAATGCCCTGTATTTATTGCCTTCCTCCCCTTTACTTAGAAATGCCCTAGCTTCTACTAGCCTGGCACTTGCATTATTCAATTCGCCGTTGGCTGTCTGTGCGTAATTACTAACAGTTCTTGCCGGAGTAATCGTATCTACTTTAGTCCTGGCTGCAGCTATATCTGCTACTGCCAGTACAATCTGAGCGTCCATTAAACCCATTGATGTTGCAGAGGCCGTATCATAATCTCCTACAAGATCACGCTGACTCTTTATATCTGCTACTGCCAGCACCATTTCTGCCCTTGCTGCCGTTATATCTGAGATAGCCGTAGTTAATTCACTGTCTACGCCTTTTGCCATGTAGGTCCGTCCACTTGTTAAATCTCCTACAGAAGCGGTTATCCTAGCAGCTATAGCATCAAGAGCTATTTCAATCTTCGTCTTTTGCAATCCTACCCCAGTCCTACTATCAGCAAGATCGCTTACTGCTAGAGCTAACTCTGCTGTCATACTACCAATAGCAGTTATAGCTTCGTCTCTTGAACTGTGTTCGCCTGCAGCCATGTAACTCCTACCTGCCGTTAAGTCTGTTACTGCTTGCTCTACCCTAGCTGTTACCTTGTCTATCGCGGCACTTATTTCAGTAGCTTTAGCTACTACTTTTGTACGTCCTGAGTCTACGTCTAATACAGCTCGGGCAATAATATCAGCTACCTCATCTACTGAGCTATTGACTAAATCTATTGCTGTGGTAGCTTCCGTAATATCTGTACGTGCTTTGTTAAGCCAATTCTGTGCTGCGTACCCTGCAGCTCCGTCAAGGATAGCTCTCTCGTGTTGCGGCCATAAGGTAGACTCTCCCTCATTTAAGGTGTGTACCTTGCCACAATACAAATAAACACTCTCACTCGCTGCTGGATCCCAATTTATATCCATAGTAAGAGTATCTTGCACGAGTGATACGTTTCTAAATTGCTGTGGATTTTGGCTTATCTTGTATTCAACATGAGATATGAAAAGTAAATCATCCCTGAGCGTAGATATATCAAGCTCTTTCGAGTCTGCGGTAGTGGTAAGAGTTTCCTTCGTTAAATATGGAGATACTTGTGATACGTCAACTAACGCTTTGAATATAGCCTGGTCGAGTTCCCCATCGTTAAATTCTAATGAAGCCCCGGTTACATATTCATCCCTTAATATCTGCCGTATCTCTGTTCTCAAGCTGGAAATCTTCTTGCTCAATTTCTGCCTCCTCGAAGCGGTTAGGATCTGGCATACAGGTATTACTTAATTCTCCGAACGATTTTACCTGGTCCGATATGTAATCCGTATTGGATACAATAAGAATACCAGCTACTTCTCCGTCTATAGTAACCTCTACAGACTCACGGAACCTGGTTATATCACTAGCTTTTAACTTGCTGAGCTGCACCTGCTTTAACATCGCTATCCTCCGTTCGATACAATTCAATCATCTTGGCCTTCGCTCCAGGGAAATCCTTGTCAATCTGTTTCATAGCTAAGTTAGCATGGTCCAGTCTCATCTTGACTGCAGCTACTATGTCCTCAAACTGCTTAGCTATTTGTAAACTTCCTATTGTCTGGTTAGCTCTCATGCTTGCTCGGTTAGCATTGAGTCTTACTTTCATGGTATAGATTGCGTCAACAACCTTCATGCGCTCTATAGCGACTATCTTATTCCTGTAGTCGTTCCCTATTCCTAACTCTGTGTCGTCTATTTTCTCTACTTGTTCCATCGCACTCTCCTTTTTTTAGTGGGGGTACGCCACACCCCCTTTTTGTCAGCGTCCCTATTGAGACTTTGCCTAGACTTTCCAGCCTCGGATATACAGACCGATAACTATTGCATCACCGGTAATACCATCTGGGTCGAGCAGCACTGCGAAGTTCATACCAGGCTTGTAGAAACCTGAGTCGAAAGCAGCGCTGATGTCCTGGTAAGCCAGAAGGTTATCAGTGTCAGCACTCCAATCTCCTGCGGTTATAGCAGTTCCAGTATCTTCTACATTACTCGCTCCATCATGCCCACCTACAACTGTTACGTCAGTGTCATACCCACTTGCACCGATGATGTCATAGACTACCCTTGCGATGTCTGGGGTACTACCTACAATACCACTTGGCAGTCGTCCTTTGAAGTAAACAGTTTCGGATGCGGCATCAACCTGCGGGCCAGGCCATCCAGCATCCACAGTACCAATTCCAGGTTCTCCAGTGGTGTCAAGGGTGTCTGGAGTGATAAAGAGTTCAAACTCTTTCGGAGAGTCGATTTCTATTCGCACCTGTGCTATGTCAAGAGAACGTCCTACTACCTGGATAAGGTCATTATCAGTAGCAGGTCTGGTTTCAGTGATACCTCCTGCAGTTCCTGAAAGGTATTGCGCCGTGTTCGCTGCGTACGGAGCATCCTCATCATGGAAGGTACACTTTTTGCATACCTGGATTACCTGCCCATCGCCTCCATCTTCCAAGGCTACCCATTGAGCATAGATATTGGCTCCAGCATCCGCATCTGCCTTTACCCATCCACTATTATACCCAAGTAAGTCTCCTCGTTTGACGAAAGTATCGTCCTTCATGGTCAGGTGGGTTATGTTCTCAGCGTCTTGTATTACCATATTGTAACTCATCTTATTAGTCCTCCTTAATTATTAAGCCCTTATTATAGAGCAGTATCAAGGCTATTTATCAGTACAGCAGCGCTGAGTTTATTGAAACCTGCTATGCCCATATAGGCCTTGATGCGCTTTCGTTTCGCATCCTTGTTCTGCACTATCCCAACATCCTCTATCTGGATACCTCCGCTGTGTATTCCGGAAATCCCATTGTCACCAACATGGACCGCAAAAATCAGGGAGTTGTCCAATGCGCCTGTTCTGGCTGTCGCCAGGTTATAGGCAGAGATGTCCAGTACGGAAGTCGTACTGTCCGGTACATTGTTCAGGATATGGTCATTGATATAAATGGGAAGCTCGTTGTAAATCTGGATGAACTTGCCCCATTCATTTTGCCCAACAGTCAGGTTAGTACCTGCTGCTCTTGCCAATGAGTTTAGTTTCCGTCTCATTCGGCGGCTCATCATCAGGAAGTCGGCTGCAGGTCGTACAGCATCAATCAGCTCGTCTATCATATCAAGGGTGAGAGCTGCAGATGTGGCGTGTGCTTTAATTACCTGGGAGTTGTTGAGAGAGTCAAGATCGGTTGTCGCTTCCGTCTCGAAGCCTGCGATTATCCTGAGTAGACCTTTGTACTGCTTCTCAGATGATTGGGTGCACGTTCGGCCAAAGATAAACTGTTTCTCCAGTTCGTTCGCCAAGGCTTTCGCTTTCAGCGACATAACTGTTGCTTCGACATTTTGGTTCTTGTTAGTCTGCTGTCTGAATTGGTCAACGTCAACATCGCCGCCGACTATTGCTAGATTAACGGTGCGTTGCTCGACTGTTGGTGTGCTTTCTCCCCAGGTGCCATTCGTCTCGTAGAAAGATATGCCAGCTTCGGTGAGCTCCATATCATACTTATAGGCATTACCTGCTACCTCCAGCATGGGTAATGCAGCCAGTAACGGAGACTCCTTCACTATAGTTTCAGCAACACCGATTTTCAATTCGTCCTGGTTCAAGTATTCGTATTGCGCTATATTCATTTTAGTCCTCCACTATTTCGTTTTATCTAACGCTTGAGCTATTTTCTGCTCAGGTGTTAGCCCTGCGAAATCCGTCCCACCATCAGTTCTTCCGGAGTCTAGCCGTTTCATTGGTACTTTCCCTGCTGTCATGGTTTTGCATACAGCCTCGAAATTCTCATTCGAGAGTGTAGCCATCCCTTTAAGCAGCGCAGGATTTATGCCGAGTCCAGTATAATGAGTTTCTAATGTGTCTCTTATTACCTTATCGGTAGCTTCCTTGTCAGTTTTTAACGCAGCTTCACGTTTGGTAATATCAGCTTCCCTTGCAGCATTTATGTCTGCTTGTTCTTGTGCAGCCACTCTAGCTTTGTATGCCGATAACTGTACTGGATCGTTCTTAAACTGCGATTCCTGGAGTTCTTTAATACTGGTCTTGAAACTTTTATTCTCTGTTTGTAACGCTGCATAATTAGTATTCAGAGTTTCTAAAGTTTCCTTGGCAGTTTTAAGTTCCCTCCCTGTCTTGGTATCCTGTGATTGAACGGCATGGTCCAGTTCCTCCTGAGTGTAAGACTTCGGAGTAGCGTCAGGTGGTGTCGGAGTTTTAACGTCTCCCACTTTCTGAGTTTCGTCCACTTTCGTTATCATTGTCCCTCCTTAAAAATATTCGTCTATTATCTCTCCGGCCCGCTTTACAGGGTTGTCTGAGTATTGCGGTATCCCTCTATCTCCTACTAGCTTTGTAACCTTTTTAGTTAGTAGCATCCACTTATCTAAATCCGGATACAATGCTCTATAATCTAATCTATCACTACCTGCATCTTCCGTCAAGTACCCTTGGTATAACTTAAACACTTCCCTGGTAGGTACGGTGTCTAACTTCATAGGTTGATTGCCTTGCAATTTAACATATATCTCATCGTGATATTCAGGATGCTCAATCATGTACCATTCTTCCTCATAGTAACTAACATAGTTGTAATACTTTTGATTGTTAATAAACCATTCGTCCTTAGCCTTCGGCGGTATCACCATGTAATCAGCGTAAGTCGATACATAGTTCTCCGGTACCATCTTCTCATAGGCATCTGCCTTGTATTTAATTATTGCGAAGTCATGGTCATTGTATAAGTAATCCTCTCTGTCTCCCCTGTCTGTTAGAGCGAAATACTCATCAAACTTATCCTCATTCTCCGCATATAATTTGTCGTATTCGATTGATGGTATGTTATCGAAAGTAACAGGTTGGTTCCCTAGTACGTCCTCGTTAAGCCAAACATCTTTATAGTAATCAGGATTGTCTCTCAAGAACCTCTCTTGTGCCTTGCCCTTGACTGGCATTTTCTTGTACTTGATATACTTCTCGTGATACTTAACCTCAACATCGTTCTTATAAGCGTCCCTTACAAGTCTAGCAGTCCAGTATTCTTCGTTGGTATCAAGGTATGCTTGCTCATCCTCACTATTTAATAGAGCTGCATACTCATTATCCTGCTCCCTGAAATTAACATCTATCCTTAATACGTTCTCATTAACGTCCAATTCTTTCCAGTTATAAGCCTCATTAGCCCAATTATTAGCCCACGCAGAATGGTCTATTCTATATAACTTAGCCTCTGCGCTATTGCCAGTGAACTCCCTTGTTACATCTTTATACCCAAAGTCTGTCTCTGCGTAAACTCTTGGGGTGAGTTTCATTACCAATAACCTTTCCTCTGTAAATTCTAACTCTTTTGCCCGCTTCATAGTAATATCGTAGGCTTCCATGGTTTGTAGATCGCCACCGTATCCCCAAAGTTTAAGCATGGCATCTTCTTCTGGATGTTCTGCCCTGTACTCTGCCTTATAATCCTTTGTCAGTTCTGGATGCCCTTTAATGAAACTTTCGTAAGCATCCTCTTCTGTCTTTGTTAATAGTATTCGTACTAGTAGTTCGTGTTCATGCGGTACTTTGCCTTCTATTAAATCATCCTCAGTCATTTCATATAATGGTTTAGTTGGTAAATCCCAATACTCACGTCCCAGTATCTCTAGGTCTTTCCTTCTTGTAAGGAACATCTCAGGATAATCTTGAGCCGCCTTGTTATTTCCTATGTAAGTCAATATATTTTCATACTTGACCATCCCCCACTTCTCAATCCATAGACCCTTTCTGCGGTCTAGTTCCTCATAATTATAGTCACCTGTGACAGGGTCGTTTAATGACTCATCGTAAATAATAGCTTCATATTCATTTAATGCTCTATCGAGACTCCAATCATATTTCGACTCTCTTTCATCTAGTCTTTCCCAGAAATCCCTTACATTACTATAATTGGGATTAGTTTCTAGTTCCTCAATGCCTTTGTTATACACAGCGAATACAATTTCTAGTATCTCTCTATACTCGAAATCATTTATCTCGCCTTTCCTTAGCCTTTCACCTGCATTATAAATACCTGTATTTCTGTAGTCCATTTCTTCTTCACGTTCTGCGAAGTAATTTCTCCATTCCTCTGACCGTTGTATTGCACTTGCTTCTGTTGCATATTCCCTTAGTAATTTCAAATCATCATTATCGTTTAATAAATCCTGTTGTGCCTGTTTTGGTAATTGCTTGAACGATAACTCCCCACGTTCTTGTGCTTGCAATACTAATACCAGTTCCTCCTCGGTGTAGTATAGTGACAGCCATTCTTTAGGTAGGTCATTTATAATCAACTGAGCCTCGTCATAGAATATAGTCCACTCCCCTTCAACAAAACCTCTGAAACCAAAGAACTCTGCAAACGGTGTCAATACAGCAGCAAGTCCAGTCGGTTTTTCAAATTCCTGGGACATATTTGGTAACCATTTTTCTAAATAATTTCCAGCAAATGGCATTATTCCCTGCTCAATCCAAATTGGCATAAACTTTGAAGCTATGTAATAACCATATTCAGCAGGTGTTTCAATCGGTGTGCCAAAGTAAGTGCTACCAGTTTGCAATTCACCCTTTACTACAGATTTTGCTAATGGATATAAAGCGTCCCTGAAAAACCCTATTAAAGGAGAGCTTCTGGAATACCACCAGCTTATAAAAGGATTGTCCCTGTTAAGGCTACCATATTTAATAATCCTTGCAAGGTCTATTATTTCTCTGTCGCCTACCTCGTTTATACATTCCATGATGTTACCAAACAATCTAACTAAACTATAATAAGCACCCCCAACTCCAAAATATCTATTGCCAATCTTGAACGACATTAGCTTAGCAGAGGGGTCCCATACTGTTTCGCCTGTAATGGAGTCCTTATCTATCCCGAAGTTCTGCATTATTCTACGGTTTATATCGTCCTCATCCTCATTACCAAGGAAGCCTTGAAAGCAAGTAAAGGCTGTAGTATATAAAGCTAATGCGCTAATCATCCCTCCGAGGCTTTCCCTTGCCATTGAACCTGTCATGCCTCCTCTAAAGACATCAGCTACTACGGAAGCAGTAGCCCTGGTATATCTAGGTGCAAACCACATAAATGCTTGCTCGAACTGCCTCATTTTCTGAGGAACACTCATAGCAGATGTATCTATAATACCTGTCATTCTATCTACAAATCTTGCCAACTCTCTTAGTTGCCCGTTCTTCTTAGCCTTGTCGTGCATAGCCTTATATGTTTCAGTTCTACTAACCTGTGCTGCTATGAAGAACGCTGTCTCTGCTCTCTGGAATGGAGCTAATGGCAAAGCTGAAAGGAACTTATTAGCTAATCCACCTAATCCTTTCTGTTCACCCAAAGTCTGAAAATAGTCTACTGCCTGTAAACTAGAACCATTTTTAACCATTTCCAATATAACACTCTCATTAGCCTCTACATATCTTCCTGCAAATCCCATATCCAGAAAACTACCGGTTGATATAGCTATTGACTTAAACCATTGACCCATTAAATGATACCCAGTCTTAGGATCGGTTATCATCTTGGAGAAGGCAAACCCATGAGCAGGAAATCCTTGTATTAACGGGGCAGAGTTATCGAAAGCTGCCTTAGTTAATCTTAATATACCTGCTGCATCTGCAAAGAACTGTAATGAGGAAGAACCTTTCTCATGCCCGAAGAACTGATTGATAGAGTCTATAAAGTCCTGATTATATAATTTCCCTCCGAACATAGGCTGCATGATATAACCCTTATTACCTTCTATCCCATCTGGTAGAGTAACGAGTTTCATGCCACCTTGTTTTATACGGTCTAACCTTTCCTTACGTTTTATTCTGGCTTTCTCATAATCGATTTTCTTTTTGTTCTTTAAGTTCTCGACTTCTTTCTGTAATAGATTCAGTTCTGTTTTAATCTCCTTCTCTGTCTTTTGCGGAGACTGTAAATCGAAGTCGCTCATATCCTCATTTATAAAATATTCAGTAGACTTCTCCCCTGTCATATCTGGGGCATAACCTATATTTGGTGGTGTGCCTTCGTGTCCGTTTTCCTTCCACTGTTTCATCAACAGGTTATACTCGTCCATTGAAATCTGAGTTATCTTGCCCTTACCCTTGGGTCTTACCTCTGTCCAGAACCCAAATATATCTTTCTGTAATCCAGCTTCGGGAGTGCCTTCTATCTGAGTGGGTAATTCGGGGACTGTTGGCTTTGCTACATCTGCTGGTGCGACTTCCTCCTTAATATCCTGAATATCCTGATGATGTTCAACTGAGTCGTAATACTGTTTGGTAGAAGACCACATCTCTTCTGATAACCACTCAGAATACTTCTGAGCCTGTTTTATTAACACATCTATCTTCTTAATGCTTGAATTTATTAACTTGCTATCCTCTACATTTGCTTCTGCTAATTCAGATTTTAAGTTCTCTCGCTGTGTTTCTAGAGATTGTATTTGTGAAAGCAATACATCACTCATTGTTCCTCTAGATTTGAAATCCAACAGGTTAAAAGCTTCCTTCATTGAAGCCTCTGTTATCTTTTGTTTCTCTATCAATCCAATTAACTCATTATTTAATTTCTTTATTGATCTCTCTTTGCCTTCCACAACCCTTGCGTTATAATCTCGTAGTCTCTCTACTGCTTTAGTAAGTCTCTTAACTTCACTATTCAACAGTTCAGCGTTGTCTTGCCTCTGTCTTGTCAAGTCCATCAATCTTTCTGTTATGTAGGGGAACTGCCTCCTCAAGGCCCTTAATTGGCTAGCTTGGAATACACCACCATGAGCTGCTATGTTTACTGCGGCCTTTAATTTATTTGCTCTGTCTCTCTCCCCCTTAGTTTCCTGATAACGCTTTTCTAACTCAGGATATTTCTCCATTAAAAGCGCTAATGGCGTATCGCCGTATTCTGACAGGGCATCAGCTAATCGTTTATCCGCTATCTTTTTGTAATCATTCTGGATAGCTGTCCTTATACTATCCTCTATGTTAGGAGAATAAGCAGTGTTATCAGCAATCCCTTCTGCCATTGTTTTATAAACCCTGCTCTTATCCTTAGCCCCTAAAGCCTTACCGCCACGTCCCTCTGCCCCTCTTATCGGAACTAACTCACCGTCTACTATTTTGCCTGTTACTACCCTGTGAATGTACTCGCCAACTACCAGGTTCTTAGGTGCTGTGCCTTCTCTCTTTGCCTGAGCAAGTAACCTATGAAAGATATGTAAAACCTTATCTATATATTCTGATTGAGCTTCAGATAGATGGTACATTTCCTTATGTGTAAAGACGTGTTCAACTGTGCCAGCTATGTCTTTATGCTCGGAATAAACATCAGCTAATGAATCCTGCATCTGTTGTGAAAAGCCTACCTTATTAAATCCAAACGCCTTTGCAGAATCAATAAACCGTCCATGTAGTATATGTGCCTCTGCTGTAGCCAATTCCTTTCCCATTTTCTGAATCATATGATATAGAATAGCGCTACGCCCTACTATATCCTTTGTAACCTGTGACTCTAACTCTGTTAATTCTCTAGTTCCGAACAATGTCTCTATTGTCTTCTTCATAAACGGCGCTTTGGCAATCTTGCGTTCCATACGCTTGTACCAGCTTTGCGCAAACTCAGAATCTATTATAGATTTAGAGGATGGTATCACGAAATCATCTGACCCCATCCTATCTAATTGACGTCTAGCCTCATCCATCTGGGTCTCAATAACGGCTGCTCTTACTGCAGTAGCTCCTTCTGGAGTCTTTGCTATATCATCGAGAGCTTTAAGGATAGCAGTAGACTCAGTCCATCCTTCTTTTTTGAATTGCTCTACAAGGTTTTGAAATGTCTTAAACTGTGCCTCTGGCAAATTATTTATAGCTCTGCTTTGTAATCGCCCAAGAGCATCGAATATTACACCCGTACCACCACCCATCATTCCACCTGCAATTAAGTTTTCCTGCATCTGGTAATCGAACTCTACCTTTTGCCCTAAAATTGTTCTTGTTAAAACATCCTGTGTCGCTTCCTCTCCTGCCTCCCATATAGCCTCACCGGCCTCCTTAAATCCCAGCCGTAGAAAAGGATTATTTCCTATAAATGGAAGTTTCGTTGCCAACCCGAACAGTATTTGTCCTGGATTAGAAGCTGTTAACAACAACATATTACCTTTGAATACTTCGTCTGCTACTCGTTCTTGTTCTGCTCTGGACATACCCATAGCTTGAGCTTGTCGTGCAGCTCCACCGGCTTCTGTAGAGGACTCTATAACGTTTGCCCCTGCTATAGTAAACAGAGTAGTTATTATAAGAGTTCCTACTGTACCTGCCCCAACACCTAGTGCAACACCAGGCCCCAACAAAGTAAACGGCATTAAGGCCATACTGAAAGCTAAAGGTTGAGCAAACTGTGTTTGATAATATCTTGGATTAGCATACAATTCCCATCCTCTTTCCTCTATCCCCGGGTCCGGGGGAGATTGAAAATCAAATCCTTTGACCATACCTCTCAATCCACTAGCTATGCCATCGTATCCTTTTACTTCTGCATGGAAGGCTATATCCCTAGCTAAATCACCTATTGAACCTGTGAAATAAGTAGCAAATGATTTTCTGATGTTTAATCCTAGTGGGCTTATCCACCGAGGCAAAGAGGTAAACTCCTCTGAACCTGGCCCCTGCGTATCTGAATACTGAGGCCCTACTGTTACGTTAGAAAATAGCCCCTCAAACATAGCTCCCAATACACTACCGATATTCTTTGTGACATCCCATACGCTGCCAGGATCGAAACCCATTAAAGAATATTCTTCAGGGGGAAGTCTGCTTGGATTATTTATAGCCTTGCTTAGACTTGGCTCATTAGTTAAAGCCTCAGTCTGTTCTATATAGTTCCAATAAGG